TATTAGTTTTAAAATCTTTTCTTTTTACACCACTAGGGTCTTTTATTTTACCAGCACATATTTTTGAAGCATACGCATTTGCATAGGCACTGGGATAAACTTTAAATTTTCTTTTAGCTGCGGCTTTTCCTCTCGGACATAATTTCGTCATAAATCACCTTTTTATATTATTATAAAGACACAAAATGATTATGTCTACTTATTGCACTAGAGTTTTATAAACAAAAGTAACTCTTGGTTCTCTACCCTCTTTTGGTGCTTCACCCATATGTTGAATACTTGATTTAAAAACTAATAAATTATTTTGTATGAAAGGATATTTTTTTTCTTTTGTGCAAAAACAACCTGAACCTTCTTGTAGTGTTTTACTAAGCATAATCATACAAGTATATGCGTTTATCTCGTGAGCATCTATATGAAATTCGCCATCTTGGTTAACATATTGGATGTTTGCATATACTCTATTATACTTTAAATTCATTTTTACTTTGTCTAGTATGTGTTGAAAAATAGTGTCAGCTAAAAAAATATTGTCTGAAAAATCCTTAAAATAAAAAAATTTATCAGAATTAAAGTTTGATGCGTGTCCGTACCAATGCTCATTATTAAACAAAACAAATTGTAATAAATTATCTAAAGTTTTTTTCGGCAAAATGTTTTCGTATATTAATATTTCATTACTCATCAGACATTTTCATATAATTACAATCTATACCAGGTAAAGGTCTCTTATCAAACATTAATTTTTTTTCTGTTGTATAATGAAAAAATATTTGTAAACAATAGTCTCCTTTAAATCTTTCTCTCCAATGTTCTACCTCAAAACCTTTATAAATTATCATATCACCTTGACTACAAGAATAGCTTTTATCTCCTATATAAATGTCCCAAGGTTGTCCACTAACAAACAATGTAGTAGAGATAAAACACTCAGGTCTATCTTTGTGTTTTTCTAAAACAGCACCTTTGTTGTAAATTCTCATATAAGTATATGTAGGATATATTTTTTCTTTTTCGTATTTTTGCACTAAAGATAAAAAATCTAATAAATATAAATCATTTAATATATCTCCGTAGTTACAATAAGTAGTGGAGGTGCATTGGTCATCTCCATAATGACCCCAACCATATTTTTTTTCTTGAAATATACTAGATACTTTGTTTGCTAATCTAAAATCTAAAACTCTTTTTTTCATAAAAAAATAATTTTTTATGAAGTTACATTCTTTATCGTTTAGAACTTTTTTTACTAGCCAAGCTTTTTCTTTTTCCTGCACAATAAGCTCTTTCACTAAATCCTTTTGGTTTAGCACAATTTATACTAGCTTTTCTTTTTCTTGTCCATTTTTTTTTCTGAGGAGGCTTTGAGATTTGTTGCCTCATTTGACTTCTTCCCATTGGCATTATCGTAACCTATACCTAGTTTTGCCTTCATCGTTTTTGTAAGCTTCTTTATATTCGTGTCTATTGTTTTCAGCATTATATGATACATGAACCCATCCAGAGTGAAGGTCTTCTGGGTTGTGAAATTCTAAAATGAGTTGGTCATATTTTAAATTATTGTGTATGTAATTACTTAACTCCAAGTTACCAACATCTAAAACTTCCACATCCGCAGCCATACCCTGTATATGTTGCGACTTGATAGTTGAGCCGATTTTAATGTTAAGTTCTACTGACCTAAAACCAGAACTAATAATCATAGGTTTTAAAAAATAATCTCTGACTGGCTGTAAAACATTTACACATAAATTTCTTAAATTAAATATTTGTTTATCGTTAGGCACATTTTTTATGTTATGCCTAGTTGCAGTTTGAGATTTAGTAAACTCGTGTAAACTAAAATTTTCTGATAACTTCAATTAACACCTCCATCTTCTTCTAGCTTGTCTTAGTCTAGAGTTTGGGTCTTTCGCTGCTTTAGGAAATTTTTTCATTTGACCCAAACTTCTAGCACAAAAAGATTTTCTTCTTGCTTTCTCTTTCTTAGTTAGATTTTTTTTCTTCGTAACTGCTGTTTGTAATTTAGACCCAGGATTTTTTCTTCTGTAAGCTCTAACACCAGCTTCAGTCATACCTGCTCCTGATTCAGTAGGTCTAAAGTTTTTTTTGTTTCTGGGTGGCATACCACCATTCTTAAAACTTAGTAAATCTTCAGTATATTTATCCATAGTAAACAGTAGCAGTTGCTACACTTCCACTTAACATCTCTATATAAGAACCATTTCTAAATAATACACCCTCGTCTGGTATATAAGGTTCTAAGTAATCTTGTGTTGCAGTAGCAGACGAATAAAAAAACTTTACAGTTCCAGCTCCTGATGTTTCACGAAACTTTATCTCTGCATTAGCTGTTCCTCCAGAAGTTGCATTAAAACCTTTTACTCTATTTGCTCCTGAAAATATCGCACCTAAACAATGATGTGAATTACCAGCTGAAGTGTTTGTTCCCACAGCACCAGATGCAGCAATCTGTGTAACAGTTAAAAAAAACTTACTAGAAAAAACAGTTGTATTGTTAGGACCAGTAACAGCTTCAGTCTGTGCATCTCCATTAACATCTGTTCCAGTAACAGTAAAAGTAACACCTGATATATTTCCAGTAGATGTAAAAGTTACTAAAGAAGCTGTATTGGTTCCATTGAAAGTAGAAGCTGTACCTGCAAGTGTCATATTACCTGCACCTCCTAAAGTTTGAGCCCCAGCTACACTTGTAGTTGAGGCTGCAATAGGTTTAAAAGATTTAACTTGAAGTTGTAAACCCATAATTTATCTCCTATTCAAAAACATTTCGGCTACAGCTTAGATACTGAACATTTAAAATTTTAGCTTCTGCTGCACCTGCTTCGATACCAACATAAGGTATGAAATCTACATCATTAGTTAATGCTCCAGTCTTTGTAGCTATTTGACTAGGACCAACTTCTGTAACTGCTGTACCAGTAGTGCCAGAGGTGCTAGTAATATTATACTGTTTACCATTTACAAAAATAGTAGCTTGTCTATTTGCATCTACTTCAATCACTAAATGTATTTGTGTGTTTGCTGCTACTGTTATAGGTAGTTGTGATATAAAATCAGTTCCACCGATTGAATGAACAAAATGTAACTTTGTAAAATCAGCAAATGTTTCACTATTAGTAGCATCGGTTTGAAACTTAAAAAATATTTGGTCGGCATCGGTTGCTATTAATTGGTCATTTGTTAATTTAAATCCAGCCCATACTTTTACATTAGTAATATTTGTAATGTCGATAGATGTTTCATATCTTATAGAGTTTTCTGTTCCCCATTTTACTCCAGTCCAAGCAGTTTGTCCTGAATCTAAATGTGGTGCTAATATTGCTTGGTCTTGGTCAGCACCTGCAGTAGTCATTTTCATACCTGCGTGTGCAGATGGGTAATCAACTAAAGCAGTAGTCATATTAGTTCCTAATACTTCAAAATCTTTATTCTTATCAAAAGTAACATTACCTAATTTAAAAACTCTAACAGATAAAGTTGCAGAACCTAAATCTATTGCACCACCTGTGTTGTTTAACACTACAACAGTTACAGTATTAGAAGCTGTAACCTCTGCTGTAACTACAAGGTCTGTTGAGTCTACACTCAAAGAAGCCATTGCAAAATCTCCTAGTGCTGCACCAGTAACAGTTACTTCTTCTGCTTCCTCATCTCCATCTGCAATGCTTCCAAAATCTTTAGTTTCTGAACCAGTCAAATAACCATTTAGAGCTGGTAGTTGTTGAAAATATTCCCACAAGTCATATCTTCTAGAATCTTGAGGATAATCTCCTCTAGACCTATTTCTTACCTCACCTGTGGTAGTATTTTTGCTAATAAGTTGCATACCATTTTCAGACCTAATTGGTCCTGAAAAAGTTGTTGTTGCCATAATTTTCTCCTAGTAAAAGATATAGTCCTCTAGGGTGTCTGCCAAGCCAGTCTATATCAGTTGTGAAATTCTTGGTACTAACAGTATACAAAAAAAAAGAGGACTATGTAAGTCCTCTTTTGATTTAGTTTATTTTTACAGTTAGCTAGTCAGGTTTTTACTTATCCACCAGTCAAGATTACTTAAAGTAGAACTAACTCTTATTTCATTAGTATGACCTTTCATCAAAACCCATAGTTGTCTACTACCAGTATATTTTAATTCTTTATAAATGTAATAGCCTTTGTTAAAAAGTTCATCACTAATATTAGCTTCATAACCACCTCTTTTACTTTTAGTAAATATAATATTTTTATAATTTTTTTTTGTCATTTTTTTATCCTTTGTTTATAATATTATTATAACAGATTAGAAGTGATAAGCAAATATACTTATACAAGGTGCAGAAAACCTACATTTTCACAATATTATTAAATTTAAAAAAATACGAATCGATTCGGTTTAGGTACTAAATATCACATCTTTTTGCTTTTTTTAGGTTTTTAAATATGCAGAAAACTAGGCTTTTTGACCAAAAAACGATAGTGTGGTATAATGGTATATAACAAAGGAGACGATTATGTATATAAATGACAAACAAAGACCTATGAAACTAACTAAAGCATTTAAAGAAAGAGTTGCTTTGGATATTAAACCATTCATAGAAGAGGGGCATGACACTTTTTATAAACTGAAAAAAGTTCTTCCTCAATACGAAGATAGAGAATTAAAAGCTGGGTTGAAATATGCTTCTAAAAACTATTTACCTCGTGCTATTTTTATAGGTAAAGGTGTTAGAGCAAGAATGGCTATTGAAAACTATTTAATAGTTAAACCTAAGACTAAGAAAATTTATCAAGTCGTAAAACTTTAGGAGGAATAAAATGAAATTCACTTTAAAAGAAATAATTGAAATGTGGGAAAAGACCTACGATGAAAATATGGTCGATAAACACTCTGGGTTTATTCGTAATATGATTCTTGAATACGATAATGCTAGAGCAAAAAAAGAAGACGAATAAAAAAGGGGGGAATAACTCCCCCCTCCTTTAGAGATTTATCTATGAATTTATGCTGCACCTGGAGAACCAAAAATACCTCTTGGGTCAGAAAAACCAAAAGAGTATCTCTCTCTTGCTTTAAATCTAACATTACCAGTATCAAAGTCCCCTTCGATTGCAGTTTTAATTGGGCTTCTAACGAACATCTTTAATCCATTAGGAGCATCAGTCATAATAAAAAAAGCATCGGTATCTGTAAGATAATGATTAACTCTATAGCCTTGAGGTATCATCCCCATATTGGCTAAAGCATTAATGTCATTGTCAGCAGTACCCACTCTTTGAGGAGACTTCATAATTCTCTCTGCTGTGAATTGTAATTCCTTAGGAATTATTAACTTCACACCTTGAAGAGCAATCTTCAAACCTCTCTCATCAATGAATGCAGCGATGTCTATTAATGACTGTTCCAATGATGTTTCGCTTAAATCAGCAGCGGTGCTTAATGTATTAGCTAATACACCTCCACTCGCCAATGGATGAGAAGTAGAGCAAAGCTCCACACCATCTCCACCAGTAAAACTGCTGTTGAAAGCATTGTTAAGAACATTAGCAGATTTAACTTGTTTAGTATTTGCCATACTTCTAGCTAAAGCTCTTGTATATCTACCAGCTAGTCTATCATACAAATTATCTTCAATAGCTTCTTCAGTAATTGCAAAAGCCATTGCGATAGTTTCGTGTGTGTATCTAGCTGTAAATGATTCAGTAGCTTGGTCAAAAGTTACATTTGCACCTTCTGACTTTACTGGAGCTGAACCAAAACCACTTAACATTACTTCTTCTTCAAAAGCTCTGTCAGAGGTTTCAGTTACAAAAATTTCTGCGTGTTCATTTTCGTAACGATTATACTCTAGTCCGAACAAGGCATTTAAACCTGGCTCTAACTCTTTCACTAATTGACTTCTAGATATTGCCATAATTTACTCCTTAATTCTTACCAGTATCAGCTTGATTATTAGGCTGATAAAAGTGGTTATTGATACGCACAATTATATTTGCATTTGCAGTTGTTGTATCTTCGTTGTTTACATCTTGACAGATGTCTACTGCCATTAATGCAAAAGTAAATGAGCTACTAGTTTCACTTACATCTAGTTGTACTTTTGAAATACCTGTGTCTGTATTACCACTAACATTTGTTACTGAGTAATTCATAAAACAGTCATCTCTAGTAAAAGCTGCGTCAGCATCAACTAAAAATAATGTGCTTGGGTCGTCTATAACATTAGCAACTATATCAGATGCAACTATGCTACCTGGATAGTAATTACTAAAAGTTGGTTTCTTAGTGGTTGGGTCTGTGTAAAACACTCCATTAAATACACCAAGTACAGGAGTTGCGTTTCCAGCTGTGTGTCTTCTAATAGTACCATCAGTATGAGGTATCACTAAATCACCTTGGAAAATAGCAGTTCCGTAATTAGAAGCTATGGTATATCTATTTTGAGCATTATTCCAAGACGCACCATTAAGATTCTTATAAGGTCTAAGACCAAATTTTTCACTTACATTCGCCATAAAATATCTCCTTATTAGGGCTGTTCAAAATAAAGTGGTAACAAATTAAGATTTGCGACCACCACCAAAAGTAACACGAGATTGCCTATCTACATTTATTGGCATCTCTGGTCGTTGTTCCCTTAGAACATCATTGTCAACTGCTTTCATTTGGTCAGTAGTTTTATCCATAAAATACTTTTTGCGTTGCTCAACTATTTCTTCAGGTATTCTCGCCAACACGAGCCCACCAACTCCGATTAACCCCTGATATTTACCATCACTAATAACTGGATAATCGTGTTTGCCTACTGCTTTAGTTATTTCTTCAGCTCTGACAAACTCCCAACCTTCACGAAGTTTCTTGGAAACATTTCCTGTGTCTTCTTGTCCCATCGTTTCAGTTCTTATCCACCTATGTTTATATCCTCTTGGTGCAGGAGGTGCATCTAGACTTGACGGAGGCATCCATTGTTTTTTTCTAGTATCTCTCACTTCGGATGTTCGTGAGTTTCTGTTTACTTTTTCCATAGTAACTCCTATTTTACAAATTTTGCGTATTCTTCCAACGGCACACCCAACTTTTTAGCTATTGCTACCTGTGAACGAGTGAGTTTCACAGTTCTGCGACCCTCTTGTTTTCTTCCTGCCGATGCGACAGTCTGAGGAGGTCGTTTTTCGACTTCAAATTTATTAGGAAAATACTCCCTCATTTTGAAATTAATTTCATTATAGTAGTCTTCACTTTCTGGGTCAAACCCCTGTGCGATTAAATCTTCGTGAATACCATATGCAGCACTTGTCATAACCTTATCTTGTCCAAACCAAGTATTTTTTTGAGCCCATTCTTTTGCCTTGCCACTAGGTTCTTTTCTTGGTTGTTGAACTGTAGGTTGCTCAACTTTTTCTTGTTCCTTGGTTTCTGTAGCTTCTTTTTTTTGTTCTGTAAGTATTCTAGCTTTTTCTTTTTCTACAGATAATTTTGCTAACAAATCATTTGCTTCCATAATTTTATCTGCATCATTATTTTCTATCGCTGCTTTAAGATTACTTTTTACTTGCTCTCTTTGTGCATCTATTCTTGCATCAAATTCTTTTATGTAGTTTGTATCTACAGAGTTTATAGTTTTTTCAGCTTTACTATATTTTTCTTGTAGTCCTTTTGCATAATCAAGGGCAGCCCTTTCTCTTCTTTCTGCCTCTCTATACTTTCTGGTAAGTTGGTCTATTCTTCTTTGAACACTTTCTGAAACCTCATTCAAATTCGTTTTAGGTTCTGCCTTTTTTTCTTCTTTGGGTTCTATTTTTGCTTCGGTCTCTTTCTTGATAGGGTCTGTATATCCTAAGTCTACCTCTTCAAGTTTTACTTCTTTTTCCTCTGAAACTTTTTCTACATCTAATTGTTTTTCTTCGTAAGCATCCTCACCTACTGAAACTTTTTCATCCTCTCTGTTCAAATCTAATTTTTGTTGTGCCATATTATCTCCTTAAAATAATGCTAATATATCTTCAGGTTTATTGATAGTACCTATGATTTCATCGTCATTTAAAATTCTATGCTCTCCAAATTTAGTTTTAAATCTTGCTCCAGCATATCTTCCATAAATTACAAATTGACCTTCTTTGCACCAAGGTCCGTTAGGAAACCTATCTTTATCTTTATAACACATATCACCCATTTTAATAACTAACCCAACTACTGTAGTCATCTCTATGGTTTCTTTAGATTGGTCTGTTAAGATTATTCCACCATCAGTTTTTTTCTTTCCAGAAAAGGGTCGTACTAAAATACGATAACCAACTGGTGTTGGAATTAAGTTTAAATATTCTTCAGTTTGTTTTGTGCCTTTAGGTATAATAGCATCCTTATCAGATGTATCATATTTTTTTGGTTTTATAAGTTTCATTCTTCCTCTTTTTGCAGGTTCATTATATCCTGTAGCAACGACTCTAATGCGTTGAGCTTACCTCTAGCATACTGAAGTGTTTCTAAGTTGTCTACACTATAGACGATATTTTCTTTTGCCACATCAATTTCTTTTTGTAACATTCTTTTTATTCCTAATAAAGTATCTATGTCATACATACTTCATTACCCCATACATCCCAGCCTTGTGTTTCTCTTCTAGCAAACAATTCTATTCTTGGTAAGTCTCCACAAAGTTGTATAATTTTGTCTTTTACACAATCTGGTTTTCTACTGTGTTCTTGTATTGGCTCGTACACTATTTGATGTACTCCTCGTGATTGTCTTTCTATTGAGCCTTTTTTAGCAATCAAACATAGTTCTGCATTAGCCCTTGTCCAATATCCTAAACCCCAGAAAGCATCAAACTTTTCTTCTTTTACAAAGCTTAACTGATTTTTGTTATATGTTTTGTTAGACTTTACCCACACAAAACCACAAGTCGAATACTTAAAACCCCAACTAGATAAAACTTCAAAGCTTTGTTGTAATGTAGGAAAAGTAACCCACATAAACAAAATACAATTATCGTCAGCTATATTCTTTATTGGCAAATTTTTTATCCACTCTAAATCTTGACACTCATAATGATTGTCTGCACTTTTATCTTTGCCTTTCTCTGAATATGTATCAAAGCTCCAAGGTGGGTCTGCGTATATAATATTATATTTTTTATCTGGGAAAGGTATCACACTACTTTTTTACAATTTTAGTATCAGTTTTCTTTAACTTGTCAAAAGAACGCAAACCTCCGAGTCCCAGTAAGCCTAGTAGCAAGGGCATCATGACCGACATATCAGCTTGTGGTATTGTAATACCAAACCCAGCACATATAGGAGATAAGAGATAGTTTACTCCTAAAGATGTTGCTGCTATCCAACCAACAAGAGGTCTCCACGAGGATTGAAACCAATTACCTTTTGCTTCTTCTGTATTTAATTTTATTTGAGCAAGAGCTAATTCTTGTGCGTGTTTTTCTGCCATAGTAGATATTTCATGGCTTAGTTGTGCTGCCTTATCTTTGTCTCTTACAAATTTTCCTATTAGTTTTGTAGCAGGTCCTATGAGTGCTGTTAGTGCCATTATATACTCCTTTTAAAAATTAATTTTCTACTGCCTTTTCGTATTTCTTGAAAACCTACTTTTTGTAAAGACCATTCTATAGATTTTACCTTTATTTCGTTGTAATCGTCAATAATAATTATACTTTCATCAGCCATTCGTTTCATAAAAAAATTTATTTCATTTTCTACTGCCTCTGTCGTGTGAGGACCATCTAAATGCACAACAGAATATAATCCTAGTAATGCTATTTTACTATCTATGTAAAATGGATAACCTCGTTCCATAGTTTCAAAAAAGTATGTGTCTGGAAACTCGAAAAAACTAAACTCTTTATATTTGACCAACTCACATAATGTTTCAACCTTCATATTATCTGTGTAATCTTTTTTACAAGGTAAGGCATTATCGTAATGTTTGTATTCTAAGTTTCCGTATGGGTCGACTGCTAAATGTCTATAATGTGGTACTTGTTTTTTCTTTACAGCATCCATAATTATTTTAGAACCAAGTCCTCTTCGTAACCCTATTTCGCAAGTAAGAACTACATCTTCTAAATTTAATTTTTCTATTTCTTCACTAATGAAATTGTATTCGCTAGAATCACCATCTATCATTTAACACCGATAAATTTTTTTCCCTTAACTTGAATAGGTTTTACTCCTTTGATATCACTACCTTTTACACCATTTTCACGATAAGGACAACCACTATTTAATGCTCCTTTTTTTAAACCTTGAGGGTTAGGACCTCGTTTCGGTGGTAATGCTTTAATTCTTCTCATTTTTCTCTCTTGCTACTTTTAGTTTTTCTTCTGCTATTCGTATTCTTTCTTCAGCTTGTTCTTCACTATCCTCTCGTTTCATTTTTTCTAAATCAATTTTTTGTTCAAACTCGCCCATCTTTCTTTCTTCAGTATCTACAAACTCTTGTATCTTTCTTTGCATATCCAAAGCTCGTAAGTCCATCTCTTGTTGTTTTAGTTGTATTAATGGGTCAGTCTTTTCTTCAGAACTTTCTAATAATTGTAGCTCTGAAGTAAGTTGTGCAATCTTATCAGCGACTAAAGATTCTGTAATCACCAAAAATGCTTGTGGATTGTCTTGTTGCATTACTAAAGTTTCTGGTTTTTCTTGTAACTCTTGTAATATTAAAGCTCTAGCTTTAAAAGACAAATGTTCTGCAATGTGTGCTTGTAACAACGCATATACCATTGGATTAATTTGTACCATTCTACTCTTAATAAAAGCAGTATGTGCAATGATATGTGCATCGTGGTTCTGTTCTGGATAAGCTTTTGGTATTTCCATTCGTAATGCCTCAGCATTTTCTATAGATGGGTCTAAAGGTTGTGGTATTTTTTCTGGTTTTAGTAAAGTATCGACTTGTTTTGTACCTAAAGCTTCATACACTCTACGATATGCCTCACGAATATTGTGTAATTGTGGATTTGATTGTGCAATTTGTAATTGTGTCTGTGCTAGTGTTACTCTTTGAGCCATAGAAAAAATATTTGGGTCTGCAACAGGTATAACATCAACATCAGGCGAAAAATCTATAATTTTTATTAGTCGATTACCTCCATATACAGCATAAGGGTAGACTGGTGGCAAATAAGTACCAAAAACACTCGATAAAAGTCTAAATTCTTGTCTCATTGCATAGTAACATCTCTTATGAATAGCTGACATTACCCTTGAACCTCGTTCCAAGAGTGCAATAGTCGTTCCTACTGCTCTATTTTGTGCATCATTGCCTATCGCATTGTCCGTAATCGCAGCAAATCTCTGTCCAGCTTGTACTACAAATCCTAATAATGAAAATAATACTGAACTTGGCTCTTTAAATGGCAAAATTTGAAACTGGTCTTTGATATTACCCCCTGGTGCATCGACATCTCGGAACTCACCAGGTTGAAATGGTTGGTCATCATCCCTGATTCGTAGTCCACGAGACTTGAACCCGGCAGGTAAGTTCGACAAAGTACCTGCATCTAGTAGTTGTCGTAGTGCAGCGGTGGCAGTTTTTGATAATCCACCAATCATATGAATTAAACCAAAGCCATAAAAGCCTAATCCAGGTAAAAACTTGTAATGAACGAAGTATTCTTTTCTTTTAAATATAGGGTCGTTCATATCATAGTTTCTGTAAATTGATAATACTTCTTGAGAGCCTTCATCAATCGTAACAATGTAAGGAACTTTTACATTTTTGTCTGCATTCTCTACCTCGTATTCATTTAAATCTAAATCTATGTGCATTTCTAACACATTGAACTGATACTCTTTATCATCAGAAGGGTTAACACCCTCTATAGAATCATATTTTTCTTGCACCTCATCATCTTGTCTACTAGGTAAAATATCAACATCTCTATAAAAACCTGTTCTTTGCTTTTTTAAAATATCGTTTTCACTCATTTTAACCAGATGCGTAATGCGTTCACAATCTTTTAAGTCCGTTGCATAGTAAGGAACAATTAAATCTTCAGCTGGTATAAATTTAGATATGGCTCGTTGCATTACTTCGTCATAATATATTTTTTTAAATGCTGAACCTGATAAAGGTAAATAAAATAATAATTGGTCAAAGTCAGGAGTGTATTCTTCCATAACTTCCATAAGCATATAGTTCATAAATTCTTGAACCCTTTGTGCTTGTTCCTCCTTTTCTTTTGTATTGTCGCCAACGACTACTGTTCTTACAGGTCCGTCAGAAGGTAACAATTCTTTGTAAGCTTGTGCTTGAAATTGTGTAACTGCCTCAGCTAATAAAGGATGCGTAACAGAACTAGCTCCTTGAAAAGGTCTGCTTTCATTATCGTATTTAAAACCTAATAAATCTAAACCACTTATGTAAGCCTTCTCCCAATCACTTCTAGACTCTTTATCTCTTTTGTAATCGTTAATTAAATCGTTAGATATTCTACCTAAAACTCTTTCATCCATATCTTCAGCAAGATTTGAATAAAAATCTTTAACTTGTTCTACTAATTCTTCTTGTAGTTCTGATTGCTCTTCTGTGTTTTCTTTTACTTCAACATTTACTTCTTCAGTATTTTCTGTATCTGGTGAGGTAACTTCTTCATCAGTTTCTTCGACAACAGATTCCTCTTCTTGGTTATTTTCTTCTTCAATCATGATAGTTTAGTTTTTTTTGTTCTTCCTATTTTAGTTTTTACTGTAATAAAATTACCTTCGTTTGCTCTTTCATAATACATAGGAAACAATTTTGGAGAAGATGCTATTCTAGCTTTTTGTTGTTCCACTCTACTTCGAACTTCACTTGCTAAATCTGGTGTATCTATATTAGGTAGAGTAGGTCCCTCTAATAAACTTTGTATAGGGTCATATCCAGTAACTGCAGCAAAATCACTTAATCTTTTACCAAATGGTTTTCGTTTTTTCGTTGTAGCTTTCTTTTTTGATTTTGCTATTCTCTCTAATCTTTGCTTTTCTAATTTTGCTTTTTTTTCTTTAGAGAGTTCTTTATATTGAGTTCGTAAGCTCATTTTTTTTTAGGTCTCCCTCTTTTACTTTTTTTCTTAGGCATACATTCACAGAGTTTGCCAAATAATCTTTTTTTAATTTTAGAAAATATATTTTTAATTTTTTTTATCATTTAAAAACCTCTTTGAGCTAATTTAGGTGTAACAAGTAATCCACCTTTGTTTTTTTTCTTAACCATTTTTGTAGCATCTTTTTTTATTCTATCTTTTGGAAAAGTTTTTTTTATATATCTTAATATGCTTTGTGTTGTTCTTCCACTTGGTTTAGCTATAATGTTAAAATCACCAAATTCTCCTTTATCTCTTTTAGCTATGTTCTGTCTTCCTAAACCCATTATTTCTAAAGTTTTGCCATCTGAAATTAATTTATTACTACTTGCTTCTTTGCCTTTGTAAAAAGCATCAATAACTTTTTTATCTTTTTTATTTAAAGTTGGTCTAGAGCTTTTACCAACTCCTCCTCTTATTCCAGCTTTATCTAATCTTTCACTTAATGGGTCTATTTTTTTGGTTTTCATTTCACTCATAATTATCCTCAGTAATAAATATAATCTTTAGGAGGCAAGTCTTCGTTGTCCACATAATCTGAGTATAGTTCAACAAAGTTGCCTTGTCTATATCTCAACAAAGCTTGTGTCATACTATCAACATAATCATCGTGAGCCCCATGTGGAAAAGATGCACATTCTTCGATTACTTCGTCAGCAAAACTTTCTCCATAAGGAAACCAAACTGCACCACTTTCAAAAATAGGAGCAACTGCATTTACTCTAGAAAACTTATCATTGCCTTTACTTGGCACAAAAGGTATTACTGGTATTCCCATTCTTCTAAATTCTTGCGTTAGTGGTTCGCCACTAGCTTTTTGTTCTATAATAACACTTTCAGCTTCCCAATATTTATAATTGTCCATCGCCACAGCTTTCAATTCAGGAAAATCATATTTACCTCTCACAGCATCTAATAAAATTATATTTGGTGTAACTTCATCTGGATAAAAAACTCCCCAAGTTGTAATAGCAGAATAATCTGCTGTTTCTTTTTTACTAAACGCAGTATCGTAACTTTGTATTATATGAATTAAATTTGGCATCGTTTCTTTTTTCCAAGGTTGCCACCACTCTCTTTTTATAATCGCACCTTCTTCTGAAGTCGGCTCTTGCATATATTGGGCTGACCAGTTTCTTATTGGCAAAGATGCTTTTATTTTTTCTAACTCTTCTATCTCCCAATACTCAGACCATACTGGAACTCCATCAGGTAGTATAGCTGGAAAAGAAATAGTTTTCCATTTATCTGCTTTAGGTTCTTTTTGAGCTTTCAATAATCTTCCAGTTAAATCATCCTCAGCCCATCTTGTCATTACCAATAAAATTGAACCACCTGGTTGTAGTCTTTGTCGTGGTCCTGATGTGTACCACTCATATGCTCTTTCCATTGCTAAGTCGGACATAGAATCTTGTTCCGTATGTGGGTCATCTATAATTAATAAATCTGCACCACGACCAGTAATAGAAGCACCCACCCCTGCGGCATAGTATTCACCACCTTGATTAGTTTCCCAACGACCTTTTGCTTTGGAGTCCTCACGAAGTTTTACATCTCCAAAAATTTGTTTGTACTCTGAAGAATCAATTATGTTTCGAACCTTACTTCCAAATCGTACTGCTAATTCTGTGTTGTGTGATACTTGCATAATTTTTAATTTTGGAAACTTACCAATTATCCAAGCTGGAAAATATACAGATGCAAATTCTGATTTTGTATGTCTTGGTGGCATATTTATTATGAGCCTTCCTTTTCTTTCTGAAGCTATGTTTGAAAACTCGTTAGCTATAATTTGATGATGACCCCATTTGCTTTTTTCTTTTTCTTTTCTGCAAATAAAATCTTGCCACATCTCTTGAACAAAATATAAAAAATTATCTTGGCATAATTTGATATGTTCTATGTGTAATTTTTCTACTTGTAATCGTAATCTATCTGTGGTTAAATTTTCAATGTTCATAATTAATTTATAACATAAAAAAATTTAGATGTTTACTTCTTATATATATGTATTCAACTCAACCTATAGCCATACGCACAGTAACATAAATTTTGCCGACCCTAAAAAAAATAAAAAAAAATACTTTACATTTCCAAAAAAAGTCTGAGCCTTCTTTTACAAACCAAGGAGAACAGACAAGGAACAAATGGCTTTATTTAACATAATGTGTGTTATGCGAACTAACTATTTCGAATCAAAATCGACTTAATTATTTTACATAAATTATCTTGTGTATATTTAATTGTATCAAGCACCACGAAACCAGATTTATGTGTCTTATCTGTATGATTGAAGCTAAATGAAGCTGGATTTATGGCTACAAGTTTGAGTAGCCTCTGCGAGGGGGCGAAAACTAAGTTGTAAACAAAACCTTTTCTAGCTATGTAATCAAGTTGCCAAATGATTTGATATTTTGATAGACCATAATTCTTATCCTCATTAGCTTTTAATTCTAACCAAAAAGAAAATCCAGATATTAAACAATGCACATCAGGAACCCCATTAATCGTTGAGGTTTCTATGCGAGTAAGTTTCCAAGATTTATAATTTTGTTTATGTTTTTGTATCTGGTTAAGTTGATGCCAAAGATTTCTTTCCATAACTATAACGATAGCCATAAGCAATGACTAAAAAACCTATGGCTACCAACAAAGGATAGTCTCTAATTTTTAGTATAGGTAGAGACTAACAACACCCTAAACTATAATTTAGGGAATATCAATAACTAATATTTGTCTTCTCCCTTTGTAGTCTTTTTATGCTCTTGTTAAGCTCAACTCCGACACTCATCCAATAGTTATATGACCAAGTTGAAGGCATTAACTTTTTAAATAATCTTGCCACTTTGTATTCTTTCTTTTTAAGGATGTATATTTCTCCATCCAGCTCTTGCTCTCTATCCATTAAGAAACTTTTATACCTGCTCATTTATTTCTCCTTCATTTTTTCTTCTAAGCGATGGACTAATAAATTGAGTCCAAGACGCACACCCTTAAACTCTGTACGAGAATGGCTATTATCCTTCACCCAACTATCATCACTTTTTATATCATCTATTGTATTCTTTAGTAATTTCATATCTATGTTCATTTATTTCTCCTTTGTTAATATAAAACCAAGTGTTGTAGCACTTGTAGTAACCCTCCGAAGAGGGCTACAATAAATGCTATTTAATTTTGTTTTTCTAACCATCTATCAATGTAACCACCTACATAACAATCTGCCACTTCACAGTCTGGCTCACCATTACACATAATAAAATTACACCAATCTGATTTTTCGTGTGGGTGATTTATGTGTGCTTCAACTGGTCCATCTACTGCGTGTATGCAACCCATAACTTCGTCAAAGTCATAAGTGTCTTTACACAAGTAATCTCCATCACATAGAATGTCCCAAGTCCAACCATCTTTGATAGCAGATTTAACTAATTCTTCAGCTGCAGATTTAATTTCTGGAATTGTTGTGCTTGTCCATTTAAATTTGTTAGTCATTTTTTTTCTCCTTTATCTATTTTAAAAATCTTCACAAGAAGTTAAATCTAATCTATCTCTTAATTTTTTAGTAACTCTTAAAAACCAACAACCATCATCTTCAAATAATTGTCCTCCATCTTTTTTAGCTACTTTTTCAAGAAATGTAAAAAGTTTTACTTTACTTCTAGGACTACCATCTTTTTTAAGTTTGAACAAATCGTGAAGTACAAAAGTTATAGCACCATCTGTTTCGTGTATGATATCGCTACCCTCTATAAATTTTTGTAATTGTAATAAATCTTTAGTCATTTTTTTTTCTCCTTTGTTTATAAGTAAAATATATCACATCTAATTAGTGATATCAAATATTTTATTAAATTTCTGTTTTTCTATAATGTCTTTCCTTACAACTAAAAAAAAAAATATATAGTGTAAAATCGCCCTTTTTTTTAGGAAACTGGGAAAAACCCCAGAAAACATAGGGTTAGCAAGAAAACAAACTAGGAAAGTTTTGGGAAAAATTCCCACTTTTTGGGAAAAATATAAAAACTTGAGTGTTTTTCTAGCAACTTTTTTTTAAAAAATATTTTCTATATTAGTGCATTATGGTATTTTATGATAAATATTGATTCGTTATGGCTCAAAGAAAAAAGATAATGAGAACGACAAAAGACTTAACAGACAATCAAAAAAAGTTTGTTAACATATTAGTCGAGGATTGGGGTAAAATCACAAAAACTGATGCACTCTACAAAGCTGGTTATACACCAAAGACTAGAGAAAGTGCCTTTGTCCTTGCATCGAAGTTAACGAACCCAGATTTAAACCCACATATTTGCAGATACTTAGAGAAACAATTAATGATTGAAAGAGAGAAGTATGAGAAAGATAAGCTAAGAAGATATAAGATACTTGATGATTTAAGAGAGCAATCTGCAAAGAAAGGACAATTTACTGCATCTATTAATGCTGAGTATCGTTCTGGTCAATTAGCTGGAATGTATATAGACCACAAACAAATTACACATTCTACTTTAGAGGGAATGAGTAGAGACCAATTAGAAAAAAGATTAGAAGAACTAGAGTCTAAGATTGGCGAAGCAAAAAATATCATAGATGTTACTCCTGATAAAATAGAAAAATAATAATGAATTTAAAAATAGTTAACAATGAGTATGAGGTATCTATTGCTGATGACCCAGTAAGAAAAGATTTAGATTTTAACTTTAGAACAACAGAGGGCAGAAGAATTTATACGATACCAAACAAATCGGTAGTATGTACTGCTAATACTATAAAGTTACCAAAAACAATAAAACAATTAATTAAGTATACAAAAGAAGATACAAAAGAGTTTACAATCTTTTATACATTGTGGAGTTATGAAAAAGGATTTGGTAGATTAATTTTAAATTATTTGTTACCTAATTTAAATACAAAAAGATTTGTAACACTATCTCCTAAAACAGATATGGCATATAAGTTTCATACTAAAAATGGTGCTACTTTGGTATCGACTAATAGAACAAGTTATAACTTTGAATACTTTAAATAACTGACAAAAAAATTGTAGAGATAAAGTTAGTGCTAGAATTAAAAACAGAATTTCGTAATTTTTTTAAATGACCTTTATGTTTTCTTTTTTCTTTTATGTTAAAAGTTTTCACTTTTAAATAAAAATTATAATATCTTTTCCAACCCACTTGTCTTGCTGTAAATTTTATCATTTTGTTTTTTATAGATAACTTGTAACTATATAATACTAATTCAGGGTCTAACAAAGCCCACTCACAAACTTTTTTAAAATCTTCCGAATTACTAATCAACCAATTATGAGCTTCACATTTTTGCAAAGAGGATTTTCTATCGCTATGTGTTAACATCACATCTTCTATAGAATTTATTAAAACATAACAGTATAAATTTTCTTCTGGTCTTCTATCTTGATATAATATTTCTTTGCTTACTTTGTAACCTAAAACTTTAAGAACTGAAGGTGAAGGTAAATACATTAGTGTCCATATTTTTTTATTAAGCTGGACAGTAATTTTGCAAATTGTTTTGTTAAAAAATAATTCTTTTTATCTTTGTGGTACAAGTAATCTACATAAATTGTGTCTATGAACAAGTGCCTTTCATCGTGGTCTAATGTTGAGGGGTCGACAATTCTTGCTACATCGGTTTGAACAATTTCTTCGATTAAATCAAAAAAATCCATATCTTTACCTTTTTTCTTCATTAACTGTTTTAGATATACCATTTATAAAATCTAAAACAAGAAATAATTATTACTACAACAATAATAACTGTTTAGATACATCACCACCTGAGTCATAATTTTTGTTATCTCCTTTAGGATATGGCTCAGGTTTATAGTTCATTTTTTTGATAATTTCTTTTTTCATTTTTTTATTAGCAACCAAGAATATGTATCTGTGTTTTCTTGGTCGGTCAACTAACTCATATTTTTCTGTATTAGTTTTTCTTTCATTTAATGAAGCTTGGGCTGTTATTGTTCGACTATGTTTGTTACTACCAATTATTCTCCACTCTGTTCTTTTTGCACTAAGACCTGTGTACATAAAGTTTGTTGCTTGATAAATATATCCAATATGATTTTTTGATGTGTCGGCATAACTAATAACAATTTTTGGTTTTGGTAAAAGTTTTAAAGAGTGAGAAACCAATATGGATGCTTCGTTTTTTTTATTATCTTGTAAACATAGTCTGTTCAACTCTATGACCATGTGTTTATACTCTTCGCCACACACACCACGACACAAGGCATCACTAGCTGGATTGCCATAAGTTATAACTCCTACTAAATCATTTTGTCGATACAATCCAAAAGCAAAACTTATATGAGGCATTCTTTTGGCATAATGCTTTCGTAATAGCCAAGGTTCAGTTTCTTCATTTTTTATTTGTAACACTTTCATGTTCATAATCGTTTTCAGCCTTCTCAACAAAATAATCTCTTTTTACTTTAGACAACTTGTCCCACTCTCTATTAGTGCAATTAGCTAAATTTTTAGCTATTTGTAAATAATAGTAACTTGAGTCTTTAGATTTAGTAATACTCATTTTTTTTCTTTTTTATTATTTGGTAAATCTTTGCTAAGTGTTTTTTTTAAAACCTCTAACTTTACTTGTTCCTTCTTTGACATATGAACACAGTAATCGTGTATTAGTTTGGAAATCATAGAAGCAGGTTTTCTATATTTTTTTTCACAGATGCCTTTTAATAA